TTTAATCTCAATAATCTTCTGGAAGCATCATAATTAGTTACTGTTCCTGGATGGCTAACTAAATCATCACCGGCAGAAAAAGATCCTGTTACATTCTTAACAATCAAATTAGTTATGAAACTAATAGGTGGAGAAGATGTATATTGTAAACCAAAATTAGTAATCGCTATACCTTGAGCATGACCAATACCAGGTGTTCTAGTAGAAAGTGCAAATAAATTTGCACCTGTTCCATTTGTTGGAGTAGGATTGGTTTGACTTACTTCAAGGTCAAAATATACTGTAGGTAAAGAAGTGTATCCATAACCACCATTAATTATTTTAATTCTTGTAATTTCTCCAACTTCATCATGCCATGAAGTATCATCCACTGCTTCAGAAAAAGTACCTGGCTCAATAATAATGGTGTCTAAATTTTCTTTTATTAAATATGAATCAGAATCTAAATTAGTTTCTAGTTGTAAATAAAGATTGTCTTCTGTAATAATATTATCTTCATCTTCTGTAACCATATGAAAAGGATCGGTAGCATCTTCTAATAAAAAAGAACCACCAACTACAGATACTTTTGCAACAGTACCAACACCTTCGGTGTCAGTAGTATCAAAACTTAATTTATCTCCTATTTCATATCCACTACCACCGCTTTCAATCATAATTTCATCAATAGATCCAGATCCTACAGAATCTATTTTTGCAACAGCAGCATTATTTCCACCAGAACCAAATATTATTCTATCATCTACTTTATAATTAAATCCAGCATCAGTAATATTTGATCCAGTAACAATACTTTGAACTTCAGCTCTAATTTGTATATCTAAAACACTATCAATACCATAAACAAAATCACCAACATTAAATGTACCATCAATACTATCAACATCTAAACTCAATTCAGCAATTAAGTTTGATCCTTCTCTAAACTTTACAACTGTAACAACAACCGCACTAGAAACAATTCTTTCAGCTGAATCTAGTGTGTAAATTCTTTGCCCAATTAAATTTGTAAAATTAGAATTTCCAAGTTCAATAACTCTTAAAATTTTATCTGTAGACCAAACACCATCTGAAGCACGAAGAATATTATCTCTTGGATATAAGATTGTCGCTTCTTCATCAAACAATATTCTAAAGAATAATTTGTGTCCGTCAGTTGTTCCTTTTGCTGCATACAAATCTTTAATATTTTTGATCAAATTTCTTCTTGATATTCCTGATGCCAAAGTGCTTGGCAAAGAAGTCATAAAAGCATCACGAAACTTATCTAAAAAATTTGTTACTGTATAATCAGCATCAACATAGTCTAAAAACTGTTGAATGTTCTGAACGGGATTTGCTTGATAGGAAATGACAGCTGATTTAGCACCAGAGGTTTGTCCAACAACTGTTTCTCCAGGAATAAACAATTGCTGTGCAGAAATAAAAATACAAGAATTGCGGTCAAAATCATCAACAAGAACTTTTGCTTGAGCACCAGATGTTTGCCCAACAATTGTTTCACCAATCTTAAATTTTATTGTGGATTCTTCAAGAACAATCTTTTCATCGTTTTGATCTAAAACATAATTAAGTGTGTTCGTTTCAATTTTAATAAAACTATTAACACCTTCAATAGTCAATTTTCCAGATTCTAAAAATTGATAATAATATTTTAGAAACTGTACAAATTGTACATGGTCATTTTGTATAAACTCAGGAAATTGAGTTTGTATTAATGATGAAATTTTATTTTGAATAGTAGAACTCATCTCAATACAATACTCCAGTGGTTGTATAATCTGTACCTGCTATAGAATTTCCTGTGTCAATTGTATCTACTTGACCTGTGACCAAAAGTTCATTAGCATCAATTTCTATTAGTTGATTTCTCACTGGTGCAACATCATAAGAATTTGGAATCATTGTAAAACTTACAGTACCATCTGTATTTGATGTGGATTCTATATTCAAAGAAAATAAAATTAATTCTCCTGTAACATAATTAATAGACCCAACTTGACTATCAATGTAAATTCTTTGTGAGCCTGAAACCAAATAATATAATCGTAAATTTCCTATTCCGTCATCATCAACATAAACTGTGTTTGCATTGCTTGCTATTCTAAATCCAGAAGATTCTGTAATACCTCCAAACATTGCATTGTGTCCATCATGTGGATGATAAAGGCGATTTGAAAATTTTAAAATGTATTGTTGTGTGGAACTATTAATCAAAGGTGTAAAAGATTTTCTCATCTTCACTCTCATTACATTTGAGAGAATAGATGTATCGGAATTGTCAATTGTTCTAGAAAGTTTTGAATATCTAAAAACTCCATCAAACTTTTCCAAGTCAACATCACTATATTCATTAATAGTATTTCTTACAATAGTTTCCAAATCATCTTTTGTTTTTGTAGTTTTGCTAGAATTATATTTGAAAGTACAATTTACAATTAAATATGTAATTTCTGGATTTAAAATAGAAACTCTAATAGATGCAATATTATATTTGTCCAATCCTCTAATGATTGTTTCTTTTTGAGATTCTGTAAGATTGGTATTGTTTGGAGTTTTTATAGAAGCAAAAACTTCTCCATATCTTGGCGGATCATTATCTTCACCACCCCATACTTGAACAGATGTTGTGTTTGGATATATTCTGGGAATGATTAATTTATAATCATCAATGGTTACTGCTCTACCCTGTGAAGAATAATCAAGAGGAGCATTATATCTAACCGATTTAATAGTTTCTGGTTCGGCTCCTCCAATCGCTGCAGCAACTGTAGATAGTGTTATGTTGTTTACACTATTAATATCTCCTGGAGCAGAAAATACGCTTGCAGAGTTTGCAGCAGCTTTGTTTGTAACAACATATTCAAGAATTACTAAATTTCCATCAGACAATTCTTGACCGACTACACCATCACCAAAATAAACTTGAAACTTTCCATCTTCTGCTTCTTGTAAGAAATATGATGATTGGTCTCCAGTAACAGTTGAAATATCTTCTGCTAAATTATATACTGTTGTGGTTGTATCAGAAGAAGAGTTTTGAACAGAAACTTTAAGAGTAGTTGTGTCTGCTCTATCTGACGCCAACATAAATCTTTGATCAGCATTCAATTTATTAACAGTATATGTTGTTGTGATTAATGTACCTTCATAGATAGGCACATTTGTAAACGTAAGAATTCCGTTCACTCTTCCAATTGTATAATCTGAATTGGTAACAAAAGTGTAATCCACTTCATCTACTGATGTTGTGAAAACAGTTCCCTTTTCTAATGTAGCATTAATTAAAATGTTATCGTTTAAAGTTACATCAATATATGCAACTGGTGCTCTGGCAGACCTTGGAGTATATCCCAAAGTCTTGGCATGAGAAACAACAGAAGAACGTAGAAGAGCACTATCCAAAAAGGCCTCATTCATCGCCATGTTCACATTGTATGCTAAATAATGCGTATTGTAGGCCAAAGTGTCCAGAAGAATATTCATTCCTGAACCTTCAAAATCATAATCAGTAAATTCAGTTTGTGCTTTCAGAAATGTTTTAAGATTAGATTTTATATCATCAAAATCTAATTCTGTTACCTGAAATCTTCTTGGATTGGTTGCCATTTTTTATCTTGCTCTCTGCAATATCGTTTCTAATGTTACTAATTCAGCAGGTGTATTAATGACAAAAAATTCAATGGTAATAATATATTCATTTCTATCAGAATTATCTGTGACAATCACAGAACTTAAATCAATTCTTGGCTCATAAACATTCAATACACTTTCTATTTGTGATTGTAAAATATCAATAACAAAAGGTGAAACTGGTTCAAATAGTAATTCACGAACACCAGCAAATATTTCGGGATGAAATGGTTTATCAAACTTATTTAAATTTACAAGATTGCGTACACTTCTTTTGACGGATTCTACATCATACAATCTTTGTATATCTTTCTTGACAGGATGTGCTAGAAAATTAAGATTAAGGTCTTTATAAACTCTTGCACTTCTTTTTGAAAGATTAGTTGATTGTGCATCTATGTAGGCGCTAGTTGACATATAAAATACTCCTACGTTTATTTATATCAATACATCCATGTATCTCGCAAAGTATGTTCATTCAATTCTTCCACCTTATCTTCATAATAAAATTCTTCACCAGTCTCCGGATCTATTTCTCCAATAACAATTCCACAAATACAACTAGCCATAAATTCTGCATTTTCATATGATACTGCACGAATCAATCCACCATAACGATTTACATTATAAAGGTCTTGAAATACTACTATATATTGTGTTCTGTTATCTCGTTTTCTTATTCTTCTTTTTGTTGCCATCTAACCTCCGGCAAATACATTTGGTGAACCTGCTAATACTAATGCTCCGCAAGCATATGTATCACCTTGTCTTCCTATATTTTTTCCGTTTGCAAATACCGTTCCACTATGTGATGCAAGTGGAGGTGGGTGTAATGCACAAGCGCATGGAAATGTATGTGGCTCTACAGCATCACCTGCTCTTACCACTCCAATACTATTTGCAAATACATTACCTGATCCAGCAAGTGTTCCTACTACAATTGGATCAACATCACATTCACAATCATCTTCTGGGTCAGCATCTCCAACTGCTGGATGTACAGTGAACACTGGTTCAGTTGCTGCCATTCTTGCTACTGGTGGCATT